TAAAATGGTGTGGTGATGTGAAGGGTCGTAATAAAATGAAATTTAATTCAGACAAAGATGAAAAATCAAAAGTAGGACAATATTATGTTAAAAATGATATTCGTTGTGATTTTAAAAATGGTGAAATAAAACGCATCATCGATGATGTGGCATATTGTATACCGAAAGAATGTAACAGCAATGAATATTATGATTTATTTACAAGCAATTGTCAACAATGTCCAAATGGGACTGAATTAGAAAATGGAAAAAAGTTTCCATTAAAAACAGATTGTAAACCAAAAGAATGCGATAATTCAGATGAAATATTTGACCCAACTCAAGGAAAATGTGTATCCAAAGATAGTATAATTAAAACACACGGCGAAGTTACAAAACTAATTGACACTGGTAAAGATTCAACTGGGAAAACAATATGGAAAGAAATACAAGTAAAAATTGAAGAATTGGGTCATTTAAAATTAATGATAAACGGAGTAGAAAGAACAATAAAAAAAAATCTTATTATGTCAAATAGCCAAATTACGTGTGATATTTCAAATAATGAACCAACATATATTTATGAGAATATTAAAACAGATGGAACTTTAATTATAAATTTAAATGATAAAAAAATTACTTTTAAACCAAAATACGGAGATATCGTTAATATACCAGAAAGTGAAATAAAATATGTTTCGCACGATAGTCTAATAGATTATTATAATGATATTTACGGATCTGAAGTTGATTCAGATGGAAATAAATATTTTGGATTGGGTGAAAGATTAAATCAAATAAGACAAAATTCAAATGTTGTGGATATTAATGGAGAATTTGCAACATTACTGGATAGTATGGAAGACACTAAAAAAAAGTTAATAAATTCTGGTGGGTACCCAATAAACAATAAAACAAAACCAAAACCATCATATATGCCAACATTAATTGTATATCAAACAGACATTATAGATAAACGGAAAGGAAAAAAACGCGCCTCCATACGTCCAATGCAAAAAGAAGAAACCGCCATTTATGACAGATTTTTTAATTCATTTGCACCTCTTACTTGGTTTAATGTAAAAAGAAATGTAAGTAATAAAATACCAGACACGAGTAGTCGTGGGTTTTCAACAAGAAATTCTACATTAATCGGAAGTGTGGCATTTTTATTTGGTTTTGTTATTTTTACATCTTTATTGGTAAATCAATTCAATAATGAAGTGAAAACTGCAAAACCTGAGAATTTAAAAGATATTTTTGTCAATAAAACAAGTTATTATACGTATTCTATTATTTTTATTGGATTGGCACTATTATTGTTTGCGTTATTATTATTTTATGCTGCTACTAGCGATGCCGGTTCTAAATTCTTATCTACATTATTAATAGTACTAAGTGCTGTTATAGTACTTTCTGCTTTAACAGTTATTTTCAGAAAAAAAATTGAGGAATTTGTAAGTAAAAACCCATTTATTAAATTTTTTTATCATGCCTTATTCGTAATACCCTGTTTATTTATTGATTTGGTGAATTATATACATTATGAATTTAAGACTAGTCCGAAAATTGTATTTATTGTCTTTGCAATTGAGGTTGCTATTATTTTAAGTTTAATTTTAATTCCAGCTATAAGAAATCGGTTATATCTTTATATTTCAAATAATAAAGGAAAAAAACAAAAAATAAATATGCAAATTAATAATTTACAAAATCAACAAATTAAATTAAAAGCGGCAATAGAAAAAATTAAAAATTTTAAACCTTTTAAAAATCCTTTAGTTAGAATGGATTTAAATACTGTTAATGATGTTGTTATTAAAAAAGTTAAAAAAAATAAAGATACGGGCGTCTATGAAGACGAAATTACGCCGCAAAATACAGATGTATTTGGAATAGTTAAAAAATTTGTCACAGATAAAAAAGATAAAATAACAAGTATTGCTAAAAACATTAATCCTTTGGGAGAATTACCAACTGTATCTGCTGGGTTAAATAACGCATCTTGGGAACTTATTAAAAAGGGACAACTGGATAAAAAATTTAATGCTATGAAATTAAATAAATTATTGAATAGTTATGGTTATAAAAGCGTTGAAGAGTGTGATAATATAATGAATAAAAAGAAAGCCGATAAATGTAAAGAATCATTGGCTATAATGTTAGAGCATATTCAAATGAATGCCAAAAACATTTTATTATTTAATACCATTATTAGCGAAATCAATGACAAAATAGAAAAATTAAAGGAAGTAAAAACAAAATCAACCGGACCGTTACAAAAAGGTACATTAGCTTTAAATAAACCCGTGTATTTTAGAACGCGTAAATTTATCCAAATAGACAATTTTAACCAGTCTCAAGTAGAAGATTTAAAATATAATTATGCTGTTTCTTGTTGGTTTTTTGTACATTCTCAATCGCCCAATTACAATTCAAGTTATCATAAAGAAACATCTATTATCAGTTACAATGGAGAACCAAAAATTTATTATCACGGTAGAGATAATGAATTGGTAATAAAATCCAAAAAATTATATGAAACGGCAACAAATGATTCAAATTCAAGAGAGTCTTTAGCAATGGTTAAAGCAAAAGAGTTAGAATTAGAAAAAATTATTCAAGATATTAAGAAAGAGAAAAAGGAAGATGAATTAAATAAAATGCCGGGTGTTGAAATTAAAATAGATACGGATAAAATTCTAAGTTTAGAAAAACAAAAACGCATAATTGAAGAAAAAATAATGTCTATTAAATCCGAATTAGAAGATAGTAAAAATGAAATGACCGTAATTTATAAAAAATCTAAATTTAAATTACAAAAATGGCATAATTTAGTTATTAATTATGTTGGTGGTGTAATTGATGTATTTTTAAATGGTGAATTGGTTTCAAGTGTAAACAGAGTAGTATCATATAAATTGTTTAATCGTTTAACTATTGGCGATAAAGACTCTACAGGAACGAATGGCATTGGCGGTGGCATTTGCAATGTTGTATATTACCCAACCCATATTTCAAAATCTAGAATTAAAACAAATTACAATTATTTTAAAGATAAAAAACCACCAACGATTTAGAAATAATAAATAGATAAATTTCTAAGGTAATATTATATTATGGATATCAAAAAAATTTTGTTTTATGTTGTAATTATTCTAGTTATATATTCATTATATAAATGGCTTTTTAGAGATCCCGCTTCTTCAAATCTTTTAGATATGGGATCGGGTAAGGAATTAAAAGTTATTAAATCTGAAAAAATAAAAGGTAATAAAGATTCTACATTTTTTGCATATTCTTTTTGGATATATATTAGTAGTTGGGAGGCAGGTAAAGAAAAAATTATTATTAAAAAAGGCGGGGAAGGAGAATACTGTCCGAAAATATCATTGGCCGAAAATGTAAATGATTTGAAAATTACTTTAGCAACTTTAGGTACATCTGGTAGTTCAACAAATCCACAAACTAAAATAATTAAAAATATTCCTTTACAAAAATGGACGCATATAGTCGTTACAACAAATAACCAATCAATGGATTCATATATAGATGGTAAATTAGTAAAAACATCTTTATTATTGGGGTCTCCAAAAATATATAGAGATAAAGATATACATATTTGTCCTGGAGGAGGATACGATGGATTTATTGCAAAAGTTAGGTTTTATTCACGAACATTAAATCCCAGAGAAGTTTACGAATTATATAAAGAAGGCCCTGCAAAGGGTATGTTTGGTAATTTATTGGGTAAATACAAACTTAAATTTGCATATTATGTTGATAATAAAGAAGAAGGTAATGTAACAATTTAATTTTATCTAAATATTTTAATTATATATAATATATAGATATAGCTAATGGAAAATATAAATAACCCTATAACAGATGCCACGGATGCAGCTAAAAGTTTAATGAAACCAAACGATGATGGTGTTTTCAAACAATTTGGTAATAACAAATTAGTAGATGGACCGAAAGAGTTTTTAAATTCAAATACTTTAGTAGCAAAAGTTGTATTTATATTATTAGTATTAATAATTTTCATATTTTTAATGCGTTTAGCAGTAACTATTTTGCACAGTTTTTTCGGACCAAAAGAAAATCCTGTGATAAAAAAAGGTAGATTTAATGGAAATCGCCCAGATGAAATCTCAACAAAACCCGGGGAAACAAATTCAAAACCAATTTTAAGATCAAATAATCAAGATATGGGTATGGAATTTACTTATTCTACTTGGGTATATTTCAATGATGATAATTTTACAAGTTATAATGCCGGGGACATAAAGCACATTTTTAACAAAGGAAATAGAGAAACTTTAGCAACAAATGATGATAAATCAGCATTGTTATCAGGTATGATGACAATAAATAGCCCTGGTTTATATTTAGATGGCAATTCAAATAAATTATTAATAGCAATGGCAACATTTGATGGTGACGAGGTCTTTGAAGTCCCGGATATTCCTGTGAAAAAATGGATAAACATTGTTATTCGTCTTGAAAATAGAAATTTGGATATTTATATTAATGGTACAATTGTTGTAAGAAACGAACTACAACACGTAGCAAAACAAAATTATGGTGATATTTATATTAGTCAAAATGATGGATTTAGTGGTGAACAATCAAGTCTAAGATATTTTAATAAAGCGTTGACCAGTATGGAAATACATAGATTAGTACAAAAGGGACCAAATATGTCATCTGGCGGCGTGTCTTCACCATTTCCACCATATTTATCTACCCGTTGGTTTTTTAATAAATAATCGTTTAAATATTTAAAGATTTATTAAATATTTAAATTAATTAAGTAAAATGGTTTATTCTTTAAGATTTGGATTTACACATATATCCATGGTTGGGAAAACCTTACCAGAAGCACATTTATCACCCGTGTTCACTTTTACACAACTTCTAACATTTCTATCTGTTCCCACATAACAATATCCTGCTGTTTTGGTTAATTTTAAATCCAAAAAACTACTGGCTTTATAATTTTTTCCATATTTTTTTTCAGGATCATCTGTTTCCTCATCCTCTTCTACATTTACTAATTTATTTTCACTTTCTTCACCCTTTTCACTTTCTTCACCCTTTTCACTTTCTTCATCATCTTCAAAATAATTTGAATCTTGTTTGTTATTTTCCGATTTATTTCCGATTATTCCCTTTTCAACAACGTCTTTTAATTTTGAATCATCTGTTTCTTCTTTTTCAGAAAATTGTTTTGCAGATAAATCTAAAGAACTATGAATATCATCCGAAGAAAGCGTATCTTTTAAATTTACACCGTTATTAAAAATACTATTTACTTTATTTTTTCCTTTAGATAAGAAACTTCCTATATAATATGTAAAAGCATCTGACCCAGTTTTAAAATAAGTAAAAATATTAAATGCCAAAATAATAAAAATAACTAATCCCAATGCAATTTTAAAAATAAACCACGATGACATTTTTTTTTGTGAAATTTCAGTAGTATTTGGGGTATCCATTTGTGAAAATGATATATTTCCATTTGAAAATTGAGAATTTTGAGAATTTTGAGGATTATTCATTGCCTTTTTAATAGAATTAGAAAAATTTTCTTTAAATTTATCAAATGATTTATCTCCACCAGATTGTATCATATTAACTTTTATATTATTCATAAGTTCGTTAAAATCTCCTAAACTCATATAAAAGAAAGGTATATTTAAAAATAGTTTATTTATCCAAATCAATTAATAAATTTATTTAAATATTTAAATAGATTTATTATAAATGTGTTGTAAAAATGATAAATGTATAAAATGTAAAAATGATAAATGTATAAAATGTAAAAATGATTGTAAAAAAATTAAAATTAAAAGATATTTTTTACCACTTACAGGTGTTGCAGCATTATTACAATTAGAACAATTTCATAATTTGGTATATTTTCCTTTAATTGTTTCATTTATTTCTTTTATTTTATTTTGGAATTTTCCAAAAATAGTATATTACACGGCATCAAGGCCTTTATATTATGAAGATTTATTTATAGATATAAGAAAACTACCAAATTATGATGTAAATAATATTGTTAAAAAACGATTCAAATTTATTTTAGAATTTGTATTAATTATAACAAATTCAATATTAATGGGTATTTTATCTGACATATGGTTATTACGGTCAAATGTTTCATTGGATATGTTTGGAATAATTGGTGTAACTGGTGGAATTATAAAAATATTTCAAATAGTTAATAATACAATTAGCAGAATAATGTTAAAAATAGTTCGTAATTTTATTATAAAAGAAAGCAATGAAGTGAAACAACAGCAAAAAGAACAAGTACATCAAATTATTCAATTGAAAGAATTTGATGAAAAAAAAACAATTATTTAAGTTTTCTATCTTTTGGACCAATGCATCCAGTTGGTACTTTAGATTTACAACAGGGTGATGTCCATTGTAAGTTTGTCATAAATGATCTACGTTGTGCCAATGAAACACCCACAGTAGATGGTAATCCTGCTTTATTTCCGCAGGCTCCTGAATCGGCTGATTTAGCTAAATAGTATCTTGGTCTATGTGGCATTATACATTATATGTATATAATTTTTTTCCTAAAGTTTAATTTCTTGGAATAAATGTGAGAGAATTAAATTTATCTAATTTATTTATTGTGTTTTCTAAATTTTTTTCGTGAACATTATTAAATAAATAATTTGTATTCGTTTTCATTTCATTTTTTTTAATTTGTTTATAAATTTCATTATAATTAATCTTAAGGTTTTCTATTAATTTTATATCTTTAACAATTAAAATTTTAGTATCATACGTTTCAGTTAATAAAGAAATAGCATTATAAATTAATAATTTCCTTTTATTTTTAACACTGTCTTTATATTTAAGACAAAAAATATTAAGCAAAGATGTGATAATTTTTGATAACCCATTATTTTGTCCTTTTGCCTCACATAAAATAATATCCCATACTATCCAAATCATATCACATTGATATTTGTTTTCCACCGGGAAATTTCTTCTAGCGCATTTTTTTAAAATTTTCTTTTTTTTACATAATTTATCATATTCAATAACCCATTCTAACCAATATATTGCTCTTAACGTATCTCTATTTTTAGATTTTATATTCCAGGCCAATTCATTTATTGCTATAAATATTTCACGTGGATCTTCATTTTGAAATATTTTATAACCATCTTTTTTATTTTTGGCTACCAATTTATGTCTTATTTCAATCATATTAAAGGCGGAATCATTTATTTTTGGTATATCATAAGAATTCTTTTTTTTTGAACAACACAAAATGCCCATAATTTCAATAAACATTTTTCTTATATCTGTATTATTTCTTAATCGCAAAATATCTTCCGTATATCCCTTATTTACAATATTTCTAAATATTCCCAATCTCGAATCTATATATAGTGGCAATTTAGGATTACCTATGTGAATATATTTACTCATAAAAATAAATATAATATCCCATAAATATAAAAAATCACCCGAACATATAAATTCAGCAGACCAATAACAGGATTGTTCAATATTTCCAGATTGTAAACATTTTATTAATTCTTTTTTTGCTTCACTCTTTTTAAATTTTGAAAATGTGATAGATTTAAATTCTTCTTTTTTTCTTTTATCGTCAATTTCTATAGTTGACATTTATATAAAAAATCTAAAAAAAAAAATAATATAATAATACATAATAATGGTTTTTTCTTTTCAAAAAATAAGTGTATACTTTAAAAAATTACAAATAATATTAAAAAAACTTTATAAAAAATCTACAAAAAAATACAATAAATCATCAATATGGTTGAAATTATTTATACTTATAGCTTTATTACTTTTATTTATTAAAAAAATTAATTTGAATAATCCAAAACGTGAAGGATTTTCACAGATGGAAAAATATATAATTAAAGAAAATGATAATTTATATGATGATTTTTATGTAGATTATTATGACGATTTATCAAATGATTTAACTAAATTAAAATTTGAGGTAAATGAAATTTGTCATGCTACTGCACCAAAAAAAAAATCAAGTAAAATTTTAGATATCGGTTGTGGTACGGGTAATTTAGTTAATAAATTTGTTAAAAAGGGTTATAAAATAAAAGGTGTTGATAAGTCTAAAGCAATGGTTGATAAAGCTTCAACCAAATATCCCGGTTGTGATTTTATTCATTCGGATGCATTAGATTCAATGTCACATCAACCAAACTCTTTTACTCATATTTTGTGTACTTATTTTACGATTTATTATATGGACGATAAATTAACCTTTTTCAAAAATGCTTATGAGTGGTTAAAAAAAAATGGAACACTTACGCTTCATCTAGTTAACCGTGATAAATTTAATCCGATAGTAAATGCTGCCGATGTATTAATAGCAGTATCACCTCAAAAATATGCTAAAGAACGTATTACAAATTCATTGGTTAAATTTAAAGATTTTCAATATAAAGCTGATTTTAAATTGCAAAAACACAAAAATTTAGCTATTTTTGATGAAACATTTAAAGATGATTCTAATGGACACGTTAGACAAAATAAACACACATTGCATATGGATACACAAAAAAATATATTAGGGTTGGCAAAATCAGTTGGATTTATTTTACAAGGTAAAATAGATATGGTTCAATGTAATTATGAATTCCAATATTTATATGTTTTAAAAAAAGCTTAGATTATAAGTATAAATTAAATTTTTATAATCAAATTATAAATTATGTTAACTTCATTTTTGAATATTATTATCATTATTAGTATTATATTATTTTTATGCATGGGTTTTTTTAAATTAAAATATCCATTTTGGTCACGTCAACCCGTATTTCATTATCACAAATTACATTATTGGATGTTTCCACCGGGTATTATTCAAGAAAACTTACCTGAAAAAAATAAATTTTATGATTTTGATATTGATTTTTTTAATGCTAACAATGTTCCAACTGAAAAAATGGATCTTTTAGTAAAATTTATTAAATCAAATTTTTTACCAAATTCTTCGGAATATTATAATCCAACTGAAAATGCTATTGTGGATAATTTTAAACATCATAATGAAAAATCTTTTATTTCAATGAAAATATACAATAATGAAATATTATCGTGCATGACTTCCAAGCCATTGGAATGCAATCTTGATGGAAATAAAATGTTGATCAATTATGTAGATTTTTTATGTGTGCACCCAAAACATAGAAAAAAAAATTATGCTAGCAAACAGATTTACACGCATTATTGTCATACTAGGAATAAATCTAATAATATTATTTCATTATTTAAAAGAGAAAATGAAAATACCATGATTGTACCATTAACTGTTTACAAAAATTATTTATTTAAACACGATAATTGGAAATTATGTTTAAATTTTGATATGCCAAATATAAATATTGTTTATGTAAATAAAACAAATATGAATAAATTTTATCAAATATTTATGGAAAGTAAAAAAAAATTTAGTTGTTTTATAACCTTAAACCTTGGTCACATTTTTTATTTAATAGAAAAAAATCATTTATATATAACAGCTTTAATGATAAATGAAGTATTTCAAGGATATTATGTTTTTAGAAACCCATATACTACATATAATAACAAAAATAGTTTAGAATTTATGTCTAGTTATGTAAATAAAAATATTGAAAATAATATTTTTACTTTAGGGTTTTTAATATCATTAAATCTTATTTCTAAAGATAATCAAAGTCAACTCGTTTTTATTGAAAACATTTCAAATAATAATAAAATTCTTAAATTATTATTGGATAAGTACAAACCTTTAAAATCGTTTGTAAATTCATATTATTTTTATAATTTTGCATATTTACCAAAAGAAAGTAAAGATATATTTTGCTTGGTTTAACGTTTATATTTACTTACTCTGGCGAATGAATCAACTATAAAAATAACAAAAACGCCTAAAAACATATATAAAACCAATTCTTCGGTTACATTATTTGTTTTTGAATCTTTTTCGTCTTCTAAAAGATGAATAACATAGTTTAATTTTTCGAATAACTTATCCTTATTATCCAATACTTTTGGTTGATTTTGCGCTTCGCTATAATAAGGAATATACTGATTATAATATTTTTCATTAGCAGCATAATCATCCAAATTATTATAATCACTGTCCGATACGGGATTATCATTTTCTGAACCCGAATTATCATTTTCTGTAATCTTGTCAGGTTGTTTTGTCAATAATGGTTTAGGAGGTGGATTAAAATCTGCTAAACCTGATCCATCATTTGATTCATCATTCCCAACATCTTTCATTAAATTTAGGAAATTCTCTACATTTTCCCCAGTAATTTTCTTTTTGTTAGATAATGGTTGTCTTCTTTTTTTATATGTTTTGTTTTTCTTTTGTTGAATTTTATTATTATATTTATTTTCTAAATTATCTTGTGTGTCTATTTCGCTATATCCCAATGATGTCATTCTTATAAAAAAATGAGATAAAAATTTATTTATAATAACTTGAAAAATATATATAGTAATTTATATAGAATGATGAAATTTAAAAAACAAAATCTTAGTTTAATTTTGGGAATTTTATTGATTATGCTAATGTATAAAACACCACAATCTCTTAAACAGTTTTCAAATCAAGTTATGGGTAAACTTATTTTAGTTATTATTTTAATTTATTTAGCACTTGGCTGCGATTTAGCGTGTGCAATGATATTTGCAGCAATCATTATTGTCTTATTTCATGATTCTAAAGAAGGGTTTAAAGAAGGTGCCACACACTTAGACAAGTTTGTTAAAAAAGCTACAAATCGTGCCGATGCTGCTGAAAAAAAACTGGGTTTTAAAATTCGCGAAGGTATGAAGGAAGGCAATAAAAAGAAGAAAGTCGAGAAAATCAAGAAAGTCGAGAAAGTCGAGAAAATCAAGAAAGTCGATAAAGGCGAGGTAGACTCGGATGATGATGGTGATGAGGGGATGATAGAGGATGATGGGCAAGAAGGATTTATAGGGTTGGATAATATGAAAAATGTGACAAATAAATTACAAAACTATTTAGGATTTAGCATCACCGATTTAGATCGTTTTATGAAAACATCATCCGAAAAAAATACAATTGCTTCAACTAAAGATCATTAAATATTTTTATCAATATATATTAAATGTTACCAATGCAAGCTACTCTTTTTTTTAATAAAATTAATAATAGTAAATTATTTGCTGGTTTTGTAATGATTTTATTAAATATTGGCTCCCGTTTCGTAAAAATTGAGGTTTCAAAATCTCAAGAAAAATATTTAAAAAAATCTTTAGGAAGACATTTAATGATTTTCGCAGTTAGTTGGTTGGGTACTAGAGATGTGTTAATTGCTTTAACCATTACTGCTATTTTTAATGTATTAATTGGATATTTATTTAATGAACAAAGTAGGTTTTGTATAATACCCCATAAACATCGCGAATTTGAAGAGACATTGGATATGGACGGTGATGGCGAAATTACCGAAAAAGACATTGATAAAGCTATGGGAATAATAAAAAAAGCAAAAAAAACAGATAAACACAAGGAAATGATTAAAAATTTAAACTATTTTTCATTATAAATACCAATACAAATAAATATTAGTATTTAAATCTCCAATAAATATATTAATAAATGAGTAATAAAAAAAAAACGGAAGCTGAAATAAAAAAAGATAAGGAAATGGATGAAAAGGCTGAACTACAAGCCAGAGCCTATTTAAAAAAAGATGAACTTGTAAAAGAAAAAAGAAAATTAGAAGAGAGAGAAAAAAGATTAAAAAAATTTAAAAGAGAAAAAAAGAAATGTTCAGATAAAGAAGAAGATTTTCATATTAAAATTAAGTATAAATGCGAATCCGTTTGTGGAAAAAAATACTATACTTTTAACAACGTAAAAGCTGAATATCCTTTTATTGATAAAAACGATATTGTCTTATATGATAATCAAAAACATCCAAATCATAATAGAGAAGCCGTTGTCATAAATTATGAAATGGGGAACACTGGTAATGCAGACATTGAAAAAAGTAAAACCAGGCCTTATTTCTTAATAAAATTCATTGAACCTTTAGATAAATTACCCTTTTATTATTTGGATGTCAATGGATTAAAGGTAAAAACAAATAAAAAAATAGTAGTAATTGAACGTGTTGCATATGAAAATTTAAAATTAACGTATTCTGTTGCAAAAAGTGATCACATTTGCTTATCTAAAGAAAAAATTAAAAAAAATGAAAAAAATATTGGAAATATTTTAAAAGAACAATTTGATGGGAAAGGGTTTAATGCCCCATTAAATTTTAAAGAAATTATTAAAAATATTTTCGTTGATACACAAACAATTATAAAAAAAATTGATAATGGGAAAAAAATAAAAAATAAAAAAACAATATTCAAAATTAATAAAGAATTTAAAATCAAATTGAAATTGCTTATTAATTATTTGAAGAAGTTTAACCCGGAAGAACCATTGAAAAATAAAAAAAAAGAATTTATAAAAATTATAACTTATTTTAATACTGTTTTGAATTTTAATTATGATACAACATTTTTAGAAAAATCAAATGAACATTTAAAATCAAACAAAGAATTAATTATTTATATTTTTATTTACGATTTATTACTTAAAAGTTCCAAAAAAAATTTGGCATATATTACCGAATTTAAAGATAATACCATAGAAGGTGTTAATAACGAAGATATTAAGGGATTTATTGCTATAATTAAAAAAATACAAAAAAATTTAGAAGATGTTAAAAACCTTTTTATTAAAAAATACAATGATACATTTAAAAATGATCCCGATAAAAACATAGAAAAAAAAATAATGAAAATTGTTATAAAAAATTTAGTAGACATTAAAAAGGGTATTGAAATAAAACCATATACGTATAAACATTTTATTATGGATGAATTAAAATTAAAAGTATTAAAATATTTTAAGATTGGTGAAGTTTTTAAACCCCCAAAAGTATTTTTTAAATACGCTAACCCCGAATTAGTAAAATTAGATTTAAAGGAAAAATTTGAAAAAGAAAATGATGTTGAAGAACAATTTATTAAAATTAATAAAAATAATAAGCTTGTAAACCCAACGTCTGATAAAATATTTATTTTAACAAATATAAATTCAGTTTTTAATAAAAATAAAGAAAAAAAAATAAATGACATTGATGATTATTTTGATAATAATGTAAAAATTAATATTAAAAATAATCAAATAGAAATAAAACTAGATATCGGATTGACAATTAAAGATAAAAAATCTAAAGATGTACTGTTTGAAGATAAAACGAAACAAACTGAATTTTTTAAAAATGTTAAATCATTGGTAAATAGTTTTCAAGATAATATGGAATGTACAAAATCAAAAGAAAATATAAAAAAAGATATAAAAGATATAAAAAAAAAGTTTGGTATTATGGATGATGAAAATAAATTAGATACTATACAAGAGGATACATCTACCGAATAATATATTTAAAATACTTAAATGGTTTTTTTAGAATACTATTAATGGATAAAGTAAAAATACCAAAAATACAAAAAATACCAAAAATACAAAAAATAAATATACCAAAAGTAAACACAACATTTCCAAATAAAGAAATACTAACAAAAATTAAAGAAAACGGTAATGAGAAAAAAACAACAAAATATACATTTCAAGTAAAACATAGCCCAAAATTACAAATACTTATTGATAAGCGTTTAATGGGAAACAATAAAAAAGAAAAAATAAGTTGTTATGGTTTATGTTATGCTATAATGTTGGTATTTAAAAATTTTGGATTAAAAATGCAAGATCATTTATTATTGGGGGGTGAACACGCACAAAAAATTTGGCCGTCCTCGTTATCTCCAAAAAGAAGAATATCTTTATCACCTAGAGAATTAAGAGAAATGTCTCCAGAAGATAAACGGGATATTGTTTTAAACGATCCAAAATTTGGAATGTTTAGTTTATTCAAATATCATCTAAAAAGAGGTTATTTAAATAACGAATTAAAAAAGTCAAATAAAGTTTTTTGTTCGCATATTTTTTCTCTATTTTTTGCTTTACCGATATTAATATTTATTGGTCAATGGTTGCTATTTTTGGGTTTAATTTTACACGAAATAAATTCATTTGATGGTGAATATTGTGCAAATACTGCTACTTTTGAAAATAAATTAATGATTTGTGGGATAAGTATTATATATTTTGCGCGAAGTTTTTTTATTTGGGATAGTTTAACAAATAGTATCGGATTAGCAAAAATGAATAGGGCAAATAGTTTTACATCAATTATTGATACATTTCAAGAGTTCGCATTTAATTTATTTGTATATGGTGCTAATATTTGGGTTGTTTTTATAGAAAGTGATATTCGCAATATGATTTTAAATTCTATGGCTATGGAATTTTTAATGATACTTGATAATGAATTTGAGGAATTGTATTTTAGATATGTTCCGGGGGCAGCAGAAGATATTTATGATAATATTTTTGTAACCTATAAAGAGAATAAAGATATTGTTGAGAAAAGAAAAGAAAAAGATGGGTGTTTTAATTGCGTAAGTTGTTTGGTATTTATACCATATAAATTATTAGTTATTTTGATCTTTTTTTTCCCCTTTTTCTGTTGTTTTATGATTTTCGCCGGCCCCATTTGTAAGTAATTTTTTTTCTAAATTAGCTAATCGCAATATCAACATTTCAATTTCCTTTTCTTTATCCAGTACTTCAATTTGATAATACCATCTGTATAAATACGCTGAACCATTATACGTCATCGCGCCAACATTATAAAAAAGGTCAACTGTTTCATATAATATAAATCCCAATACCATTTATATTATATTTATATTTTTATACAATGTTATATTTCAACCTTTATGGGTATGATTATTTGTATTTCTGGGTTAGTTAAACCTATAAATTGTTTAAAATTAATTATATTTCGTCGTAATTTCCATTTTCTGGAACGATATTTTTTGCATTTTTTTATTATTTCACGTATTGTTAATTCGGGTTGTTTGGATTTTCTAAAATCTTTTATTTCTTTTGAAAATTCCTTTAATTTTAATTCCATTTTTTTCAATTTTTTAACCTTATTTTTTAAATGTTTTGGTGCATCTTTTTTTCTTGATAAACGGCGCATTTTAATATAATCATCGTTTAATAATTTTTTCCGGTATTGCCAAGAAAGTTGTGAGATTTCTTCATTTATATGGGTTAAAGATAAATTAGAAGAATTATTTGTATTATTTATACCATTATTTCTGCAAATGGGGCAACAATTATGTCCAGCTCTAAACCAAGTTATAATGCAATTTGTATGATACTTATGATCACATTCTGGTAATTTATATTCATTGTTTGAAATATTTTCTAAACAAATTGAACATTTTTCTTCACTTGATATATTCATTAAATAAATATATAAAATTGGTTTAAATGATAATATAACTTATTAAAGATTTAAGGAAACAGTATTTCTTTCACTTTTGGGTTTCCTACGACTTTTTTTTGGTCTTTGCATATCGGTTTTATTCATTTCTTCTAATTCATTCACACTAATTGTTGAACCCGGTGATTTTTCTTTAATATTAATTTTTTTTGTTTTTAATCCCGATAAAATATCACGAAGATCTTGTCCTTGTGAAGTTGGGCCACGCATTTCTTTACGTTTTTTATTTACTGATGCAAAACTAGATTCCATATTCTCAGCATCATTAAATTCAGCTCTATGATTACCTCTGGCCATAGAAATATCTGGTCTCATATTCATTCTTGGTGGGGATTGTTGCATTTGGGGTGGGGGACCGGGTGGGCCTCCCATTGGTGGTTCTTCCACGGAAAATGTCGGACCACCGCGCGATTGTCCTGAATCACCACCCATCATACTACTCATAAAATTTCCTAATCCAGGATTCTTTTCACCCATTGAATTTGCAGCCGCTTGTGTGAATTGACTCATTAAGTCTGGGTTTTGTCGCATAATATCATCCATACCGGGCATTGCAGATTTAAACATTGTGTTTGTCATGTGGAGCATTACACCACTCCCCCCAAGCATAAACAACAATTTGAGTTCTGGAGCCATTTTTGCTTTTGAACCATATTTTTCGTGTAATTCACCAAATACGTCATCGTAATCTTCCAAATTCTCATTCACGGATTCGGCCCAACCATCTAATTTAATATCAAATGGATCAAAACGATTGTTTAAAAATTCTAAACCTGATACACACGCCATTAACATTTTACCTTGAAATTTAACACCATTCGTTTTATCTCTCTCTGACATTAATGTTTCATATTCACCTTTCATTTCTTCTAAAGGGGAATCCATTGAATATTTTTTGCTTAAAACGCCACCTTTTTTTTCAATTGCTTCGAGTAATCTTAAATATTTGAATTTTTCCCTTAAGGCTTCTTTTGGGGTTAATTTTGGTGTGGTTGGAGCAGAAACATTTGGATTAACGGGTATGTTATTAAATTTTTTAAAATTCCCATCAGCTGATTTTGTTTTTACATTTTTATTGGCATCCCCAAAAGAAACTTTTTTATCAGTATCCAATTTTATAGAAATATCAATTTTTTCAGTGTCCGATTTACCATCATTTGGTAAATTAATATTTGAAAAAATATTAGTTCTGGCCTCTTTTAAAGATCTACCTCCTAAATTTATTTCATTGATATCCGACAAACTATCTAAAGACAAAGAAGAATTTTTCGGCGATTGATTTACTTTATTCGGGTTCATCAATAAATCAGCACCGGGTCCAAAATTAACACTTTTTTTATCAGATAACCCGAAGTCTTTCTTTTCAGTTACATTCAATTTGGGCATATTAGATTCTATATTAATTTCCTCAATGTTAATGTCCATTCTTATGTTTAATATAGAACATTTAATTTTAAGTAAGAACGCATAATAAATATTTTATTTCTTCTAAAATATTTATTTCTTTTGAATTTCTTTTGAATTTCTTTTGAATTTCTTTTGAATTTCTTTTGAATTTCTTTTACAATGCATTTTTAATATACCACAATGCTTGTAAAAATGAGTCTGCCAAATCATCTTTTTTTGAATGTTTATTATATAAATCCGTCCACTTTTGTAATAACTCATGGTTATTAATATAATTTCTTGTAACTTCTACACCAAGTTTTTTCCTTTCATTGTAAGTTGTTTTCTTCTTATTTAAAAATTCTTTTAATTTATTGGATGCATTAATAAATTCTATGTCATTATATCCTTTTTCTATAAAATGCTGCGTTATCATTCCTTGTAACATTTTCATCCTGAGAGCCAATGGACCAATCTGGTTTTCAATTATGATTTTATCTATTTCTTTTTTACCAAAATTTTTATCCAAATGATTTTTTAATAATTTACCACAGTCAATCATATTTAAAGAATTTGTATTAATTTTTTCTATATAATTTAAATATTTGTTATCAATAAAATTTTCAACATTTGATATTAATTCATCTTTTGAATATTTTTTTCTAATTCCTTTAAGTTGTAACGTTCCAAATAGTTCATTTTTATGAGAAAATTCTATTAAAGCCTTCAGGCTAATTTTCTTTTTTTTTATTTTTTTATTTATTTTATTTATTTCTTCTGTTGGAATCAAAAATTTGTTATTTTTCGCGTGAATTTTGCAATAGTAAATATCATTTTTGAAATATTTTGCTTGTTTATTGCATATTTCTTTATTTTTCTTTTTACATTTACATACCCAATGTTTCTCTCTGCAAATATTTATAATATCCCATTCAATGATATCAATTTTCGCATCTTTATATTCCAAATAACAATAAGCTAAATTTTTAATACCAACATCAAAACTTAAGATTTTCATTATATTTATATCTTATTAATATTTTAAATAACTTAAAAATATTAATTATTTTGCAAACTGTTAAGTCTTAATAAATCATCTTGGGTAACAATGGGACTAACATATTTACTTTGTAAACTAGCTTTTGTTATATACAATTTTTTTAAATCTGACTCTTGGTACCCATATGGAATGTATGGATCACTGATACTTTTATATAAATATTTATTTGTTTTATTGATTTCGTTACTTTGTTTTACACATTCGGATGATTCGTCACAAGATTTAATTGTATTGTTTTCCATAATCGTTCTACCATTATTAATTAAGTGTTGTCTATAATCATAATTGCTTTTAATGCCGCTCATTTTGCGTAATTTTTCATTTAAATCACAAGCGGGATTGACTAATGTAAATATTCTTCTATCGCTCATTAAAGGTGGATTATTATGATGAATATTATTTGAACCAGAATAACAAGTGCCCCAACTCATATTTATATAAATATAATATAAAATTATTATTTGTAAATTTTATATTATTTTTCAATTATTTTTCAATTACATTTTAATAATTCAACCAATTCCTTTTTTTTTAAAGATTTATAACCCGAAATACCATTTTCAGAACACATTTTTCTCAACTCAACCACTTTTAATTTAGTTAAATCTATTATAATTTCTCCGTCTTCTTGTTCGCCTTCTTGTTCGCCTTCTTCTCCGTCTTCTTCTCCGTCTTCTTCTCCGTCTTCTTGTTCGTCTTCTTGTTCGCCTTCTTGTCCGCCTTCTTGTTCGCCTTCTTGTTCGCCTTCTTGTTCGCCTTCTTGTTCGCCTTCTTGTTCGCCTTCTTGTTCGCCTTCTTGTTCGCCTTCTTGCAATCCTTTTTGAACAATAATATTATTATGAAAATCTTCTAAATGATTCATATTTTCGTGAGTCATATTATTTTCAAATAAAACATCCTTGCTATCAACCGTGAGTTCTATTTTTTTAATATTATCTCCCAATAAAGGTTCATCGATAACTAAAATATTATTCATTTCATCATCGCTATCCGAATCACTTTCATCCGAATCACTTTCATCCTCGTCTTCTGAAACATCTATTAAATTAACTCTTGTATTTTCTTGTTCAGTATTTTGAACATTATTTCCATTTGGAACAAATTGTTGGGTTATTTGTTCTTCTCGCGCATGATTTTGTATCAAATTAAACATTATTTCTAATTTTTCTTCTACCTTGGCAACCCTACTTCTAAAATAAATAAATAATAATATACTGCTTAATAAAACAGTTGCTAAAGAAATTAATAACAATCGTAATTCTTGCATTATATTAATTATTTTTAAGATAATTCTTTTAATATTTAAACGAACCAAATTAATTTAATTCCTTAATTATATTTCTTGATAATTTAATTATTTCATTTGGATAATCTAATTCTTTTAAAACTGTTATACCACCTTTTACATTTGAAACCCCCTTAATTATTTTATAATGATATTCGGGTATATCATTTTTAATAACGGTATGCATGCTATTGTTTTCTATTTCATTTTCTTTTTCTAAAAGTTTACATAAATTAATAAAATGTGTTGTTAATAAAAATTTAACATTTTTATTTTTAATAATATATGTCAAGTATCCATAAGCTGCGCTAATAGCTTCATATGGGTTTGTTCCCGAATATAATTCATCAAATACACATAAATGTCTTTTATTTGAATGTTCATTAATTATGTCTAAAATATCTTTACAACGTCGGGCTTCTGCTTGAAATAAACTATCTCGTCCACACGTATCGGGTATATTAATATAGCAATGTATATGGTGAAATGGTAATAAATTACATTTTTTATAAAATCCCATACCAATTTGTTGAGAAAAAATAGTATTTAAAATAGTTGCTTTTAATATTGTTGTTTTACCGGCAGCATTTGGTCCAGTTATAATTCTATTTTTATTTAAATTAATTGAATTTTTTATAGGTTTTTCTATAGATGGGTGATATACATCTATCATTTTTAATTTTGTTTTATTTTTCTTTTCTTTTACAAACTTTGTAAAATTTAACTTATGCATATTTTTTTCCAAACCTTTTAAATTATCTATATAACCATTAAACCCGAATGAAAACTCTAAAGTAGTATTTAATTCTTCGGAATCATATAGTTTATAAAAATTTTTCATAATTTTACCAATTTTAAAAATATTTTTCATAGTTATACATTTTTTTGGAATATTTTTAATAATATCAAGAAATTTTTCTAATTGATATCTATTAGTTTGTATATCCTCATAAAATTCATTGTATTTATTATGTTTTTCTATTATATTTTCATATACTTTCATATTTTCAATTGTATAATTTAAATATTGCCTTAATAATTCAAATTTTTGCGTTATGAAATAAGTATTTTTATAAAAATTATAACAAGATAAAATATTTTGATAAAAATTATAAACATACATTCCAGAACAAAACAATATATACATTTTTTGATTAAATTTAACTTTGTGGAATGATGTGAATAATTGTCCTATAACGTGGTTTTTTAATTGTTTTATTAATATAACTTTATACATATCCCAGGTAATAGGAACCCTCATACTTTTTAACAAAAAATAAGGTACCAAAAAAAGAGCAAATGGTGATAATAAATTCACAACTGGAGACGATAAATTATAAACACTTAATACGTGCATAAAAATTAAAGAATAATTTAAGAATTTGATTTTATCCCAACCAATATAATGATATTTACAAATGAAATTATTATCATTTTTTATATCATTCCAAGAAGTATACATTTCATCCATCAATCCAGTATTTAATTTTAATTTTGAAACCTTTTTTAAAATATTTTGAGTAGCTTTTAAATATTCAACATCAGTGGTGTAATATTCCGACCACCTTTTTAAATTTTTTTTTCCAACATCCGTTTGTGGATTTAATAATAATTCATACATTGGTTTATTTTTTTCATCGGTTGTTTCTAACAATTCTAAATCAACTTTTAAATTTTCAGTAATTTTATTTTTATTTTCAATATATTCTATTGGAAATTTAAAATTCATTATAATGAATTTTAAATATAAATTTTTAAATTATTAATAACGCAATTAAACATTTAAATGATCTGCATAATTTGCAGGCATTTCCATAATTTGCGTATTATAATATTCTTCAAAATGCTTTAACTTTTGAAGATCATATTTTGTTTGAAAATTAATAGCGATTCCTTTTCTGCCCCATCGCCCACTTCTTCCAATTCTATGTAAATAAGTATGTTCACTTTTGGGAATATCAAAATTAATTACCATACTTACTTGTTGAACATCGATCCCCCTTGCAAACAGATCTGATGAAATCAATACACGACAACTTCCGGATTTAAATTCATCGTTTGTTCTTTTTCTTTCTTCGCTTGTCATTTTACCGTGTATTTTTTTTACTGGAAAATTATCTTCTAACATAGCCTCCTCCAAATCATCTACGCGTCTTGTACTATTACAATAAATAATTGATTGGGAAATAGTTAACGACGAAAAAATGTCTTTTAACGTATCATATTTTCCACTATCGTCGTTTAAATTAATAAAATATTGCGCGATACCCTGCAATGTTAATTCATTCTTTTTAACAAGAATTTTTATGGGATGTTCCATAAATGTATTTGAAATCTCAAGTAATTCATCCGACAATGTTGCGCTAAATAACCCTATTTGAATTGTTTCTGGCATAAATTGTAAAATTTTTCCCATTTGTTCTTTAAAACCACTTGATAATATTTCATCAGCTTCGTCTAATACCAATAATTTAATTTTTTTTGTTTGTAAAATCCCCCGTCTGATCATATCTTGAACTCTACCCGGGGTACCTACGATAATTTGAGGATTATTTTCATATAATTCTTTTTTATTTTCATCAATAGAAACGCCACCAACAAGTAGCATTGATTTAATTTTCATATAATGCCCTAATTGATCAACAACGCCTTTTATTTGTCTTGATAATTCATGAGTGGGTGCTAAAATCAATACTTGAGGGTCATTATTATTTTCATCTAATAATTGTAAAGCACCTACAACAAACGTACCTGTTTTACCAGTCCCAGATTGGGCTTGTGCAATAAAATCAACCTTTTTGCCGCCTCTCCCATAAATAAAAGAGTAAATTGCTTTTTTTTGAATTGAACTAGGCTGTTCAAAACCATAAGCATAAATACCTCGCAATAAATCATTTTTTAAATTTAATTTCTCATCTTCCCAGGATGATATTTCATACCTTTCGGTTGAATTATTTTCTTTTTTATTAGTGGAATTCATCTTATTATAATAATGTTATTATTTTTAAGTATGTTTAATTTAAACCTTTAAACCCTTATTATATACATAATAAAATGGTTTAAACCAAAATTATTATTATTATTATTATTATTAAATGATTAAGACCTGTAAAAAAAAATACAAGTTGGATGATTTTGAAAATATTAAAAATAATAATAACATTCCAGAATTAAATATAACAAGTATTAAATTAATTAATCAAATATCTAAAAAGGTTGGGGCGCCTTCGTATAGAAAAACACCTGTTTTTAAAAAGAAAAAGACAGATCCAAAATATAACAATCCTAATTTTGTCAAAACTAGTTTTGCTATTAAAATAGATGAAAACCAAATAAATAAAGATAAAATTAGAGAATTATTAAATAAAATTACAAATAATAATTATGATGAATTATCAGAGGAAATTATTAATAATTTAGAACATTTTATTTATACGCAAAACGATATGATATTGATGGAATTTGGAAAATCAATTTTTGAAATAAGTAGTATTAATAAATTTTGGGTTAAATTATATGCAAAATTATTCAATAGATTAATTTTAACCTTTCCAAAAATGAAAAATATTTGTATTAAAGAATATACAAAATTGTTGAATATTTTTGAAGTATTTGAATTTGGAAATGAAGAAAACTACGATGAATTTTGCCGTATTAATAAAAATAATGAAAAAAGACGATCGTTGCTATCATTTTATACCGAATTATATAAATATGGCATTTTGGGAAATGATGATTTGCAAATATTACTAAAAAAATTATTTAAATTATTTAAAACAAACATTGAAAATAAACAAATCATTGAAGAAATCTATGAAAATATTAATATTGTATTAAACGAAATTGGGACAGTCTTGATGAATGAACCGATTGGGAAGATTATAAAATCTAATTTAATAGATATCTATACTATTTTAAAAAATAAAAAAAATAGCAAAAAAATAATTTTCAAATTATTAGATAATTTTGAAGATTTGGATATTGATGATTTTAGATAAAGAATTTAATATTTTTTAAATAAATATAAATACATTTTAGATATATTTATTTATTATGAATAATATAGATTGTAAAATTGCCGATATTAATGAATATACCACAAAAACAAATGTAGACTTCAATGAAATTATAAATTTAGTTGATATTTCAATAGAAGAAAAAAATAATAACGAAAAAAATGATCGTATATTAGCTTTAGAAGTTTTTTATAATGAAAATTATACCAAGTGTGAATTAGAAAAGATTGCCGATTATTATAATATTACAAAACGAAAAAAAAGAAAAAATAAACTTATAAAAAACATTGTTAATTTTGAATGCAATGGAGAAAATGAATTTATCACCAACAAACGGAAAACTTTGTGGTTTTATATATCTGAATTGGAAAATGATGAAATAATGAGTAAATATATAATATTTAATTAAATTATTATTATATATACAATGCTTCAATCAATATTAAATGATGATATCCAATATTTACAGAATAAAAAGGTAGCAAGAAATGATATTGGTACTAAAGTTTCAGTATATGATGTTGAATTATTTGATGTAAATGTAGCTATATGTTTAGGTGAAATAATAGATACATTTATAGATAAATTAATATATTATTGTCCAGTATATTTAATTATTAAAAAAATAATTGTTGAAAGAATTGGGTATTTTGAATTTTATAAACAAGAATTATCAATCGTATCTGATAAAGATGGCGATATAAATATTTCATTGTTAGAAGGGCCTTTGTTGTTTAATTATATTGATTCTGATTATCTTGTAAATAAAGTATCAAAAGACCAGTTTATTAAAAAATTTATTTTAGAAGAAGAAGAATTTAAAAAACTTAAACTAAAAAAATCAAAAACTAAAAAAAAAACACCATTGGAAAAACTTGGCGAAAAAACAGAAGAAAAAACAGAAGATGGACAAGATATTGATCCAGCAGCAAGTGCTGCCGTGGCTTCAATCAATAAAGGAGAATCAAAAGATACATCCGCTGGCGAAAAAATATACGATGATGTAAATAATATTCCATATATTCAAAAAATTAAATCCAATGGCGAAAAAAAATTAAACAATGAATTATTAGTTGTATCCAAAAACGAATATTCAAATGAAGTCAAATCTTTTAAAACAGAAAAAGTTCAGCCATGGTTACAAACATTTTATAAAAGTAATAATTTTACTATTAAAGATGTTGAATCAAATGGTGATTGTTTTTTTGCAACATTAAGAGAAGCGTTTAAAACAATGGGCGTTTCTGTAAATGTTGGTACTTTAAGAAATTTATTATCCAGAAAAGTTACACAAGACGATTATGAATATAACATAACAATTTTTAATGATACTAGAAAAATATTGAAAAAATACCAATCGCAATATAAAGAAGTTGGTACAGAAATTTTAAAAAAACAAAAAGAAAAGGTTGAATTATTAAAAAAAGCATCCATTGATAAAGATGATAGAACAAAAATTAATTTAAAGGGGAAAAAATTAGAAAATTTAAACAAAAATTTACTTAAATTGGAAACTGAAAAGGCACGTGTTCGCAAAGCATTTACTTTATCTAATGAAATTTATAAAGGAAAATTATTTATGAAATCTGTTAAATCATTTGAAGATTATTTAAAAGTCATTAACACTACTGCATATTGGGCAGATGAATTGGCGATTAGTCTTCTAGAAGTATTATTTAATATAAAAGTTATTATTTTATCAGAAGAAAGTTGGAATGCCGGAAAAGAAAATAATATAATTATTTGTGGAACAACTATTTTAAATGCAATTGAAAAAAGAGGAGAGTTTAATCCAAAATATTATATTCTAGTGAATCACACCGGTAATCATTACAAATTAATTAAATATAACAACAAATCCATGTTGGATTTTTATGAATTACCCAGTGTAATTAGGGAAAACATTAAAAAAAATTGTTCAAAATCATTATTTAAATTTATCCCATTGTTCAACTCTTATTTTACACAAAATAAATAACATTTATAATATATATATGAAGTTTATTAGCATTCCAATATTTATATTAAGTTTATCATTTGGGTTATTCTTAACATATATAACAAACCCCCCAACAAGAACTATTTTTGTTTTTCCAACACCGGAAAACGTAGACGAACTAGTTTTTAAAGATAAAAGTAATAATTGTTTTAGTTTTGAAGCAAATGAAGTTGACTGTCCATCAAATCCAGATGATATTTCAAAATATGACGTTCAATAAATATATAAATTATTTCAATAAAGTATTTTATATGTTTATAATATATTATGTTTGTAAGACGATTAATATATAGTAAATTTGGAAAAGTTGTAGTTTCTATTCTTTTGGGATTGGGGTTGGCTACATTATTTAGAAAAGTTTGTAATGAGAGAAATTGTATGGTTTTCAACGCGCCGGAATTAAAAGAAATAAAAGATAAAACATTTAAATTTGATGGTAAATGTTATAAATATGAAGAGAATTCCACAAGTTGTAAAAATACAAAAAAAAAAGTTATTGATTTTGCGTAATATATCAATTAAACCAATCTTTTAATATTTTATATGGCAACAAGTATTGCTTCGTTACCAAATGAATTAAATACAAAGTCTAATGAAATAACTTTAGAAGTATCTGATAAAACCCCAAATATTGTTCAACCTCAACAAAATTATAAAGCTTCATCTGAACCCATGCAACAACAACAAATGTCGCAACAAACACCCCAACAACCCGCCCAATCAATGAATTCCAAACAAAATTTAGCAGAATTATCAAAAGATTCTATTAATAAAATAATTCAAGGATTGCAAGATGCTTCCCAATCTGGATCTACTAATTTACCCAGTAGAGATATACCAATGATGACAGAACATATAATGCACGATAATTCAGCTAGACCCAATTTTGTACCAAGTCCGACAGCAGAAAAATCAAATTATATTCAAGATGAAGAAACGATGGAAACATTAATCAACCAAAAGAAAAATCAGTATAAACATAATATGGATAATTTTTATGATGAAATTCAAACACCATTGCTAATTATGTTAATGTATTTTATATTCCAATTGCCAACATTTAAAAATTCTATGTTAAAAAATTTCCCTCTCTTTTTCTTTAAAAATAAAGAATATAATTTAAAAGGTATTGTTTTTAATACTATCTTATTTGGAGGGTTTTATTATTTAATTATGAAATCCATTAAATATTTAAGTGAATTATAATTTTATTACCTTTTCAAACAAAAGTAACATCATCACTGTTAAGCAATCCATACACCTTTTTTCATTTTTCTCTCAGACTAATTATTCATAAAATAATAAAGAATATTTATTATTTTAACATTTTTAAATTTTTTATTTAATATCATTATTTTTTTATTGTCTTATTTTTTCGTCTTGATTTTTTTTTAATTCTTTTCATTGTTTTAATTCTACTTTGTATTTTTTTTTGTTGATTTTTTAAATGTGGAATATAACGTAAAAACCACCATTCAAACACGGGGGTAAACCGGCGTTTTCGTAATTCACTATATTTGGCTGCCTTGGTGGCTCTCATCATTTCAAATGTTAATTGTTTACCAATACAGTTAATGTTAAATCGTTTAAATATACCTGTTAAATTGGGTTTTCTACGACGCATCATCCTAAATAAATATACACTGACGCATAATAAACGATTCACTTTAAATTTTGATTTTTTCAAAAATAAAAAAGCAAGATAGAAACTTAATATGGTTTCTAAAGAAGCAATTCTTATTTTCTTATCTTTAATATTAACCACATTATAACTATGACAAGCAATTGGTTTAAAAATAAACACAATGGTTTTTTTATTTACTTTAAAATCAATGTATTCTGGGATGACATCATCAATTTCCTCGTGTTTAATCATTTCAATATTTGTATACCCATTTTGTGTTAATTTATTTTTTAACATTATTGATAATTCATCTGGATCTTCATATAAAATATCAAAATCTGGTATTTTTTTTATTGTAGTTGATCGTTTTTTATACGTATTAAAATATAAATTCCCAGCATACATACCAAACAAAACACACTTGTGGGTAATAAAAAAATTTAAAAGTATTTGATATAAATCCTTTTTTATATTTGTTTTATTATTAGATTTAGTACCATATTTAATTAATTTTTCGAAAGACATATTTTTACAAATTTTTTTATTTAATGGGTAATTTTTATTTAATAAATTAAGCCTTTTTAATACTTTTTCCCAGCGAGATACATTTCCATCGGGACGACTTAATTCAAGATACATTGACATTCTTAAAAAATTTGGTGGGGCATAAAACATTTTATCCAGTTTTATTGATTTTTTTTTTATTGATTTATATAATTGTTCATTCATATAAGTAATATCGGCTACTGGTATATAATTTACAAAAACTTTAAACGTACCCGAATGAACACCCGATTTTGCTTCAACTTCGATAAATCCATTATCATAATAAATATCTGCTAATTCTTTTGCGTGTTGTAAAGGAGAAGGTGAAAAAAAATCATAATCTGGTAATTCAATATTATTGTTGTAAAATTGGTCATTTTCGGGTAATATATTATTTATAGCTGTACCGCCATAACAAATTAATTTATGTTTCTTAATAAATTTTTCTACAATTGTTATAATTTTTATAATTTGTGGGTTACGAAACATTTCTTCACCCTTTTTTTTATCAATATTATCTATTGAAGAACGTAATACGGCCATTTCACATTCCTCGAATGTCATTTTTTTTCCACATTTTATCATTTGGTAATATATATTATTTATAAAATAAAATATATATTATTTATAAAATATATAAATTTAAAAATTATTTACACATATCGGGCGCCATACTAATATTACCCATGTCCATTTCACCTTCATATCCAAAGTTAGATCCATCAATCACACATTCGCGTTGCATTGGGTTAAGTCTTGGATCTTGTGCTTCTGCTTTTTTACCAAATATTCTCTTTCTGCGTAATTTTTTTGGTTTTAAAATAAATGCTTTTTGCTGCTCTGAAAATTTTTTTTTATAATATTTCATTTGAAAATCATTATAACCAGTCCCAAAGTTCATTAAAATAGCTTGACAACCACGTTTAAAATGCACATTTGCCGATGAATTTTGTTTTGATATTAAATCGGGTAAGGATACACAGTAATTATATTTATGTTCTTCAATATTAAAACTTTCACTATCATTTTTAATTCTATAATCGGCTTTATAATTAAGCAGACCATCTTCATCGCCAGCATTCATTAGTTCATAAAATTTTTTATTTTTTTTATATGATTTTGGATCATTCGGTGGTCCTTTTGCGAAAATAATTACTTTATTTTTTAAATTAATTAAATCTGCAAAAAAAACATTATTTTCAAATAAGTTTTTACCATTTCCTGTGTATTTTTTGTTGCCAGATGCACCTGTTTTAACTGTTCCACAATATCCATATTTTGCTGGTAATAAATAATTACTAAATATTTTTTTTATTGAATGAGCTAAAATAGAATAAATAGTATTATTTTCACTCATAATTCTAAAATTTAAAATTAATGGATCTGTATTATTTCTACAACCCGAACTTTCAATGGCCTCTCTTTTAACCAATTCCAATACAGTAACAATATTTAATTCATTTAATGTATCTTTATATGAACACGTTGTACATTTTTGAGGTTTTATCCCAGATGGATATGGTTGCCGTTGTATAGCAACAACAGCTTCATCTTTTTTCAAATATATTTCAAAATCTAAAAATCGTACACCACGTTTAATTACTGTTTTTAATGCTAAAGGATCAACCCACCCATTAATGGCCGGTCCAGTACCACAACTATTATAACTACCTTTAATATGATAATCAATTAAAGCAAATTTTGTACCTTTACCATAATCGCCTTCTTGATTATAATCAACGTCTTCAAAACGCTTTAAAGTTAAATATTCTCCTTCATCGTTAAGTCGTAATTTTTCCATCTGGTCTCTATTTTTTCCCGCTTTAGAAAATTCTCGTTTTAAATATACAGAATATGAAAATATAATTAAAAATATTATACAAACAAGATACACAACTATTAAATAACAATTTCCAGACATCACCGAATCCATTGCATTTTTCATTGTATTCATTGTATTATTTGCTGCATTTTTCATAGTATTCATTGTATTTTTCGTATTTTCGGGAACTTTACTCATAATAATATATATTTATATTATTAAATTTTAATAATATAAATATTTAAAATAATATAATATATTATAATTATTTAATATGACTGGAGGATTAATGAACCTAAATGCAACTGGCAATGAAAATATTATATTAAATGGAAATCCTAAAAAAACATTTTTTAAAGCAACATATAATAAATTTACCAATTTTGGTATGCAAAAATTTAGAATTGATTATGAAGGTCAACGAAGATTAAATATGTCTAATTTAACAGTTTTGGATTTTAAAATACCCAGATATGCAGATTTATTATATGAAACATTTATTTGTGTTACAATTCCTGATATTTGGAGTCCTTTATTATATTTAAATACAATGTACGATAATGAAGGTTTTTATGTCGACAACATCAACAGCGACTCTCGTGGTCGAGATGGAAATTCAATACTACCATATGATTTCAAATGGATAAAGGAATTGGGCGCTTATATGGTTAGAGAAATAGAAATACATAGTGGTGGTGTATGTTTATCAAAGTATTCTGGTGAATATTTATCTTGTTTAAAAGAAAGAGATTTTAATAAAGCTAAAAAAAATTTATGGAATAAAATGACCGGTAATACTACCGATTTACATTCTCCAGAAGATGATATCGGTAGAGAAAATATTTATCCACACGCCCAGAGTGATATTTCAGGTGGTTCCGTAGAGCCAAGTATTAAAGGCAAAAAAATATATATACCATTGGATGCTTTTTTTTGTGATTCTAGTAAATTGGCATTACCTTTGGTTGCACTCCAATATCAAGAAATTTATATTAAAATAACATTTGAACCTATTAAAAACCTATATGTTATAAATGATACATTACAAGTGCAATATAGTCATGGTTTGGGTCCACGAGTATCGCCGAATCCAAATGAACCGGAACATCAATTGTGGAGATTTTTACAGCCACCTCCAAAAAACACCGCTTGTCGTTCAACGATTGTAGAATCGGAAAAAAATGGATATAATACTAAAATAAATGATTGGAATGCGGACATTCATTTAATTTCAACATATATTTTTCTAGATAAAGAAGAACAACGAGTGACGGCTCAAAATAGTCATAAGATATTATTTAAACAAGTTCACGCCCATAATTTTTTTAATATTGCCGGGTCGCATATAATTAAAATAGAAAGTAAAGATCTTGTTGCAAATTATATGTGGAGATTTAGAAGAAGCGATGTAAAAGATAGAAATGAATGGCAAAATTATACAAATTTAAAATATGATAACATACCCGGAAAATTTTTAGAGGAATTTGATATTGAAAAAATGAATGATTATGGTATTAAAGTTGCTAAAATTAACCAAGATGATACCAATGAAGATATATATCCAAAAGGATGGTTAAATTGTTATATTACCGGCAATGTTAATTCATCCAATCCAAATATAAATCAAAAAAATATATTATCCAATATGGGTATTATATTAGGAGGTGTTTATAGAGAAAATATATTTGATTCTGGTATATATAATTATATTGAAAAGTATAATAAAACAACTGGAAATGCAAAAGATGGTTTATATTGTTATTCATTTGGATTAAATAATAACCGTAAAGAATACCAACCAAGTGGTTCAATGAATTTAAATAGTTTTAAAACATTGGATTTTGAATTTAATACTCTTGTTCCTAATTTTAGTGAAAAGGGTTCAATAGAAGAATTCATTTGCGATTCTAGTGGTAATCCAATATCATTTAGAAAAAATACCGCTGATTTATATGATTTTACTTATGATTTAACCGTTTTTGAAGAAAGATACAACGTTTTAATGATTCAATCTGGTAGATGTGGTCTTCTCCACGCTACCTAATTTTTTTTATATTTTTTTATATTTTTTTTAAATTATAAAAAATTAATGAAATAAACCCCAAGCTGAATTGAAAAATTTAGGTCTCGCTTCCGGGTTAAGTGGTTTATAAGTTTTTGTATATGCATTATCGGATCCGCCTAATCTATTTTCAACTTTATTTTTTAAAAGATTTCTCTTATAAAAATCATCCAATGATAAATCTTTTTTTCCTATATCCATATTATTTGTCATATCTGTATATGGACTACCCTCTTCAGCGGTCTGTCTTAGATTATATACTTGTTCATATTCGTCAAAATTTAAACCTTTCGTTGGTGTTTTTCCAATACCTAATGTTCTTGAAGACCAACTATTTTTAAATGTATCCGTACAAGAGTCTTTGTCTTTTAAGACACCGGCTTTTATTTTATTATCTATCCAATCACAAATATCATCAAAATTTGCTTCTTTTGTTTTATCATTTTGCCAATACAATGGAATTTTATCAAAAGCATCCATTGATATACCAATGTCAACGCCTTGCATCCTTTGCATTTCTTCCTCTGTTAAATTTCTTGTCAATGATTGTATACTTGGTTTATTTGGATCGTACCAATAATCTTTCCAAGTTCTTCTATGAATATACGTTCTCCATTCTGTTTGGGCAGAATCATATTCTAATTTTGCAAAAACATTTGCTTTTTTATAAATGATATGTAAAATATCATTGCTATTTGTGTTCATTTGGTAAGACATACCTATAATTTGTGGTTTGATTGCACCGCTACTCCTTCCTGTAGGATTCTTTTTAAGTTCCTCAATAAAATTTAAAATAGCTTTTTCGCGTTGTTCATTACCTTCATATACAGTAACATCCAAACCCTGTTTTGGTGAATATTTTGTAATTAAATCATTATTTATTTCAACTTGAGTTATTTTAATTGTATTATTATATTTGATTTTACCAATAATTGCATTTTCATATTGACTTTTTAATTCAGATAATGTACAATTCTCACCTTCTTTACATCTATTATCATAAATATGTTTTATTTGAATTTCTGTTTTATCACAAGTATCTTCACATTGTTTAGATGTTCTACACCCGTGTGTAGCTGCATCATAAGCTATTCTCGTCCCATCATCGTTCACACCACCACTTTGATCTATATCTTCATATCTTGAATCCAATGGTGTTAAACATTCTTGAGGACACATTTTAAAGAAACGTTGAATACCGTTCACATCTTTGGTCGTTGTAATATCTTCGGCACAATTACCATTACTAAATCTCATAGGGGCACAATTTTTTAAACAGCCACCGCTACCATATATTTGTTGTTTTGTTGGACTATTATATGAAGTAGAGGCACTGGATGAACCTGTAGCACTTGATGAACCTGTAGCACTTGATGAACCTGTGGTACTTGATGAACCTGTGGTACTTGATGAACCTGTGGTACTTGATGAACCTGTGGTACTTGATGAACCTGTAGCACTTGATGAACCTGTAGCACTTGATGAACCTGTGGTACTTGATGAACCTGTAGCACTTGATGAACCGGTTGCGCCTTCTCTGAGTGTTTTTCTAAATCCCATAAATCCTTCCGTTGAATCCCCCCCGGTTGATTCGCCTTTGGGTTTATATAATTTAAATTCAGAATAACCAGCATCTTCCACCATTTCATCACCTTTATTTAAAAATTCTGTTGAACCACTCATATAACAAGAATCCCACGATTTTTGTGAATTACAATTATCTTTCGCATAATCTCTTTGTTGTGATGAAGTTTTTGTAATTAAATAATTTCCTGTTTTTAAACTTTTTTCAGGCATACCCGGAATAACAACGTGTTCTGTTAATACTGTTTCGGCTGTATCAATATTTTTAGCAACATTTAAACGTTGTTTTTCTGTATAATCTGTTTTACAAACTGATTGTGTTTCAGATTTTAATTTTGATAAAGTATTCAATTCATCGTCGCCCCATTTTCTTACATGTGTTCTTTTACCATATCGCTTGGATGGATTTACAAAATTAAATTTTGTCATAGAACCATCTGCAGCTAAATCACCCTGACAACCCATACGATATCCCATATCTTGATTGTTGTTTTCTTTATTAAAATATTCATTTTCAATACTATGAACATTATTTGTAGTCCATTTAGCATACTCTGCACATTCTGAAAATGTTAAATCTGTATCATCTATTGCTTGGCAATAAGAATCTTCAACTATAGCCTTCCCTTTCATACCAATAACATTTTTTGGATTTTCACTATCATATTCATTTTCAAATAAACATAAACAATCTCCATTTTTTGTTTTGGATTTTTTTGGATCACACGTGTTTGAAACACCATCTTTATATAAATAACAAGTTCTTAAATGCTCGTCTGTTAGTTTGTACGCAGATCCCCCGCCATCAGGTGTGTAAGTATAATCATTATTTGTTATACATTTACTCTGTTCATTTGGATCTTCTTTCATTCCGGGAATACTTTCACAAGTTTTTTTAAACGCAGCTAATTCACTATTTATTGTTTCTCCATCCAATTCATAACATCTTGGAATTTCTTCCATACCCGTATTCGCTGTAACATAATTTAATCTACAATTTGTTCCATATTCTAAACCTTCACATTGTTGTCTTTTTTGAATGGTTGTACTTGTCTGTTTAAAACCTGCCGGACAAGTAGTATCTCCAAATTCAACACGAAACATACCTTTTTTTGTTATTAATAAAGATCTCCCGTTTTGAATCATTGGATATTCACATCCATTGCAAATTATTTGATCCGAATTTGTACTATCTACTGAAAATGCAGCATCTCCGGATGTATTATGGATAAAATACATATAATTTTTTAGATAACTTGAAGTTTTTATAATATTTATATCTTGTATAACTTTTTTGATAAGTCCGGATTCATCTTGTCCATTTGTTTGTGATTGACCATTTGGACAAATATTATCTTTACAAGAATATTCCGTTTCTGTTGTAATAAAAGAATTTCCTTCATCATTTACATACAAATTAATAATTGCTTTATTCCAAGCGTCATCTATTAACGTTGAATCATCATTTGCTTCTGGATCAATATTAAACACCATTAAATTATCTGTCGTACCAGTATCGGGTCCTTTATCTCCTTTTACGTGAGTTGTAGAAGCGTAACTTGGTGTATTTTTTACTCTTTGTTTATCGCCCATAACTGCCCCAATCTTTAAAGCAGAACTATCAAATATTTTTTGATAATCATTTTTAATTATTTCTAAAATTTCATCTAAAAATTGGGTATCATCGGAAGTTCTATCACTTATACCGGTTGCCTGTCTAGTAAAAACATATTTATACCATATATGAGTTTTATTTGCATTATCTTTCACGTTTATTTTTTCAATTTGTGTTGCACTAGCATCATCGTGGGGTAAATATGTATTATTCAAATATATCTTAAAATTTGTTATTGGTTGTAATTGATCAAATACAACATTTCCCTCAATTATACCTGTTTTAAAAGCATTATTTTTGAAAAATGAAAAAACATCATTGATTCTATTTTGTGTTATATTATTAAATGTTTGAACTAAACTATTTGATTTCATTAAATTTCCCATATTTGTAAAACCCAGTTGTCCTAGTGTTGCGGGGGGGGGCATCGATGGAGTAAATTTTGGTCGTAGACTCCCTCCCACCGGTTGAGTGGACGTTTGTACAATAGGCACATCTATATCTGTAAATCCCCATAAAGGATATCTTGGGCGATAGTAAACCCCAGTTAATTCTTTATCATAATCCAGCGGTGATTTACCAGCGCCCTTCCAATATATTATTGGATTACTTGAAGGATATAAATTATTTGTAGTTGTTGAACTTGAAAGTTTAATATATGCACCCGAATATGGGAAATTTAGTAAATTCGTATCGGTTCCACCATTAATAATATCCTTATTATAATATCTAATATCAACACCGGTTTTAGATTTGTTATAAATAAATATATATTTTTCAATTAACTTAGCCATATCAGCTGCTTTTAATGGTGGATGTAATATAAAATTTATTTCATTTTCAAAATATTTGTTATTTCCACCACACCCCGTACAATTAAAATTATTTTTTTGTTTTTCCAAACAATTTTTTTTACAATCTGCTAATCTATTTCCCGACAGTGTATTTATTTTGTCCATAACATAATTGGACAGATCTAATTTTGGATCATTTCCCGTTGAAGGAATATTTAATAACTCATTTAATTTTTTCATTAATTTTTCGCCAACTTTTAGATTAACTTCATTGAGAATTGGTTGAAAAGGTATCGTCGCTGCACCACTAGTCACACCGGGCATTGGATCTGTATCTATTGCTGATTTAATGCCCGGGATGGCGCTCAGACTAAAATTAGTAAAATTGGTTGATGGAGCGTTTATTTTTTGATCCGCTTTTTTAAAATATTCAATATAATCATTTGATATTTTCCATTTCAATATTTTCAGAGCCAATATATATAATTCTAATTTTCTTGCTTCAGTTGCCCAATCATCATTTGGTGCATACGTATTAAATTTTCCATATATCTTACTAAGATATTCAATTAATTTATCTTCATTATCCATATTAAAACCAATTATAGAAGATAATAAATTTAAATTTCTTGCAGCTGATGTGGCTGGAAATATGCTGTCAAAAATTGGTTTGTAAAGATTAAGGGCTTCTGGATACCAGTCATTATTTTGTATTTGTGTACTTGTAAATGTTTGCCCTCCCAATTGATTAACATTCTCTAATGCGGTTTTATTTGCATCTAGTAGATTTTTGATGTTATCTAATTTTGTTGTAACTTCAGAATCATCAAAAAGTGAAGTATTTCCCGCTCCTTCTATAATACTATTTTTTAATCCAAAAAAACGCTTTTTCATTGTACCTGTAAATCCAATGTTGGCCGTCTCAGTATTTACTATTGCTTGTTGCGTTGATAGTATGCGTTTCGTTGCGTCCGCGTTGGATTTATCCTGGGTTGCTTGAACAGCATCGTAGCAATATCCTTTTCCAACTACAAATTGTTGATTAGTTGTTGTTCCAGCTTTACACCCGGGAATAGGTTGATTCAATACATACGGCAAACATTTTAATGCACCGGAACAATTATTATCTTTACCCATACAATCAGAACCACAATTGTCCAATAATCTACGAACGCAAACAGCAGCCAGATCACTGCGCCCTTTACCAACAGTTCCGTTTATACCGCGTTTGTCATAATGTCCGTGGTCTTGTCCACGAACGGAACAACCACCCGGTATTGCGTTTGATATGCCGTTCCAGACAAACCGATTGCTTTTTCCGACTGCCGTCAATGCTGTTGCGCATTCAGCTTTGGATCTAATCACATTGTTCACAGTTCCACAAGTACTACCTTTTCCAGTAATATAATACGAATTGGTCAGACCTTCTTTAATACTGCCAAACCCTTCTTTCATATTATTAAATCCTTCTGTTGGCCCATTCGGATCTAAACAATAATCTGCGCTAGATGCTTTCATATTACCTGTGCATTGTCCCTTAAAATATTTTTGCCTATTGCTAGACCCCCCTAGGTATGACTCATCCCCCATACAAATTAATCCAGGAGTACAATCGCTGTTTCTATCACAATCTCCTTCACATTTCCCAAGCTTTCGTGAAGGGTTCCAGCCGGGGAAATTCGCTGGTGTTTTTGTATTTACCATTTCAGAAGGAGGAATTACTGTTTCGCTTATTGCACCTTCAAAGATTTTTTTTTTATTTTTTATAACACATAAAATTAAAAGAACTGCTAAAATCAATAAAATATATATATGCATCATAATATTGTATATATATTTATAAGATATATTTTAATTATCTACTCTTTTATTTCATTTGTAATGGGGATAAATTTTAAATAATCCAATGGTCTTCTTCCGGTTGCATTTGAATCTGTTTTTTTATTCAAATCACCGTTTATTCCAATATATTTTAACTTACCACTAGAAACTCCTTCATTTTCTACATATTCAACTTCTTTATTATTTACAAAAATTTTAATATCCTGATTAGGATTTTTGTTTTTTCTTATTTCATAACGAATAACATATGGACCTCTTTCTAACATATGTTTATATCGTTTTTCACTGACACCTTTCAATAAACATCCATCGGCAGTATATCCGTCTCTATAGACACCAACAGTAAAACCACCGCCTGTTTCTGTCGT